GCCTCTAGTAATTGGGAATTACGACGCTGGTTCAATTCCACGTTATTTTAATGGCATCATCGACAATGTTCGCTTGTATAATCTGGATCTTTCTCCCATAGAAGTAAAACAACTCGCCAATGCCTCATATAATGATCTTATCGTCCGGCCTACTATCTGGCTGAGTTCTGGGGGTGGGACAACTGGAAATGCTACACCTTTAGGAGTTTCTTCAACCTACACAATCGGAACTGTAACTGGAGAAGGAAAAGCTTCTACTTTAACAACTGGAGTGTCCAGTACCTACTCAATTGGTACAGTAGTAGCGTCTCATGCTGGGGCAGGCTTAGTTAATGTAACTGGAATAGAATCTAACTATATAGTTGGAACAGTAGTTGGAACTGGAAAGAGTGATACTATAGTTAATGGAATTAATTCAACTCTAGCTCTAGGTACAATTTCTGCAGAAGGTAAGTCTTTAGTAAGTGTTACTGGAATTTTTGCAAATTACTTAACAGGAACAATAACTTCAACTGGAAAGGCTGATACTACTATAAGTGGTATTTCTTCTACATTTACAATAGGAACAGTTGTTGCATCTGCTGTAGGAGGAAATACTGCATACCCAAATGGAATTTCTTCGACTCTTTCTGTTGGATCTATTGAAGGTTTAGGAAAAGCTACTGTCTCAATTAGTGGAATTCAAGATACATTCTCTATTGGAGATGCTATTGGATCTGGAATTGGCAGCGTTGGAGTTAGTGGAATTTCCTCAACTTTTAATATTGGAACTATAGTAACAAGTGGAAAAGCTAATATTAATGTAAGTGGAATTACTTCAACAATGCATTTAGGTCAGGTACTATTTCCAAGTCTAATTCATAAAGTTCCTTACAATGTAATAGTAACTCCTAAACTTTCTACCTACTTAGCAGAGGTGATAAGTGAGTATTAAAATAGATAAAAGTCAGGCAATTGAGATATTCAAGAATGATTCATATGATAGAACTTGGATACTCACAGATCCTAATGATGGAAGTGCTGTAGATCTAACAAATATTACCTCACTTCTAACTATAGACTCTCTTCAAGATCCACCTGATGATTCTACACAAGTGGCTCAAGTAAGTGGGACGGTTGGTGGAACTAGTAACAATGAGTTGACATTTACTCTTCCAGCTTTAGCATTTCCAACAAGTGGGGATAATATCAAGTTCTTTTATGATATCCAACTTACTGGACTAACCTGGGGACCAATGACTTTATTTAAATCTACATATACTCTAACTATGGATATTACAAAGTAATGACTGATCTAGAGTTAGAAGAAATCCTAGCAACTTGTGTGGTGAGAATTGAAGTGTGCTGTGGAGTACTATTTCCAGAGGTATTCTATGCACCCTTCAGTTTGCTTCATAAAGCTATCTTTAAACTTATAGATGAGGGTCATAAGAAAATAGCCATTGCTGCCCCTCGTGGAATTGGGAAGACATCTATAGCAAGAACTGTTGCTAATAGAGCAATACTATTCAGACTTGCAAACTTTGTCGTATATCTTAGTAATTCTGCAACATCTGCAGAGATGCAAACTGAGAATATGAAGCGTGACCTTCTCACTAATCAGCAAGTGAGGGGAATGTTTGGGAATATAAAGGATGCTATTGGAAAGGATGTGCTGATGGATGAGTCCTTCTCCAAGAGTAGTTGGACTGCTTATGGGAATACACTAATACTCCCCCGTGGTGCTGGTCAGCAAGTCCGTGGACTTAACTGGAGTAACTTTCGTCCGGATCTAGTGATAATAGATGATCTGGAGAATAAGGATGAAATTCAGAATCCTGACAATAGGAAGAAACTTAAGAGTTGGTTCTATGCGGATTTAATGAAAACTGAGGGACGTTACTCACTTGAAGGCACTACCTTTATCTACATAGATACAATAAAACATGAGGATGCACTTCTTGTAGAGTTAATAGAATCTCCAGAGTGGGCTACTGTACAACTCTCCATATGTGATGATAATTATAAGTCTCTTGATCCCAACTATATGACAGATGAAGAGATTGCAATTGAAGTTGCTGAGCATCGTAGACTTGGGACATTGGACGAGTTCTACATGGAGCGGATGAATATTCCTATCTCCAAGGAAGATGCAGTCTTCAAACAGGAGTATTTTAGATACTTCGAAGATCTTGAGATAGAGTTGAAAGTTGATGAGGATTCCTTTAAGACTTATCACCTAACTCATATTACAATAGTGGACCCAGCCCGTACTGTTAAACTTCAAAGTGCTGATTCAGCTGTATTAACTGTGGCTATAGAGAGAAGGACTGGAAAGATCTTTGTTCGAGAGTGTGTTGGTAAGAAGTTCTACCCTGACGGACTTTATGATGAGATGTTTGATCAAGTCCGAAGATATGGATCTTTCATCCTTGGAATCGATACAGTAGGTTTGAGTAACTTTGTAACTCAACCTATAGATAATGAATGTAGAAGTAGAAATCTCCATCCTATGATAATGGAGCTTCCTGCTAAAAAATCTAAGGCTGAGAGAGTGGCCACATTGGCCCCTCTTTATAAGCTTGGAATAATTCATCATAATAAGAATAATTGTGGACGACTTGAGGGTCAACTATTAGGATTCCCTAGGAGTAAACTCTGGGACTTGATGGACGGACTTGCGTACATAACATGGATTATGGATAAGCACTCTATCTACTTCGACCCTATGGACTCGGAGGAAGAGAGTGTCCCAGATGAAGAATACGATGACATTTACAACGACGTTATGATGGATGAAGAGGGAATGGGTCACATAATATGATTGCTACATTTCAAAATGCAACAAAGCGAATGGAGTATTAGATGCCAAATATACTAGTTGGAAATACTAATTATACTCAATCTGATATTCTAAGAGTTGATTATAAGTATAACTATCCAGATGATCTTAACCTAAGACCTGGATCTCCTCTTCATACCAAAATTAAGAATGAGATTCTTGAGAGGGCTAGGAATAGTTCTCGAGTGATGAGTTCTAGATATGGAAGTTGGAATTCTATTGATCATACTCTTACAGCTTATATTCCTGTAGATGAGAAAGAGAGGAAGACTAAGGAGAGAGATTATCGTAAGCCTGTAAGTATAGTCTTCCCATATTCATATACTGTACTTGAGACTCTTCTTAGCTTCTTCGTTGCAGCATTTGTTCAGGATCCTATCTTTCGTTATGAGGGAGTTGGACCAAGTGATATAATTGGAGCTATTTTGTTGGAGAAACTTATATCTCTCCAGTGTAGTAAGACTAAGGTAGGCCTAGCTCTTCATACTCAGGCTAGAGATGCATTCTCTTATGGACTAGGAGTTGTCACTCCAACTTGGATTAAAGAGTATGGTTCTAAGACTATCTCTACTAAGCAAGGAGGATTCCTGGGATTAGGAAGTAGAACTATACGTCAGACACTAGACAACCAACTTCTCTTCGAAGGGAATGCGCTTGAGAATATTGATCCATACTTATACCTCCCCGATCCTACAGTTCCTATTCATGATCCTCAGAAGGGTGAATATGTAGGATGGATTGCTACTACAAATTATAACAAGTTACTTGGAAATGAGAAGAATTCCGAGGATTTGTTTAATGTTAAGTATTTGAAAAGTCTTATTGGCCGTCGCTCATCTTTCGCAATAGGGGATAATTCAGGACGTGGGACTAAGACTGGAATATCATCTAAGGATAACATCTTTGACCGTACATCAAAGAGTGTAGATGTTATTAGAATGTTTATTGATCTTATTCCTAATGACTGGGGACTTAGCTCAAATGAGTATCCTGAGAAGTGGTATTTTGAATTGGGAAGTGATGAAGTTGTACTTCAGGCTAGGCCTACTGGTCTTGATCATGGGAAGTTTCCTATTAGTATTATGGTTCCTGACTATGATGGATACTCGATGGGGCCAGTAAGTAGGATTGAAATTCTTCATGGAATGCAAGGAGTGTTGGACTTCCTATTCAACAGTCACATTGCTAATGTAAGAAAAGCTATTAATGACATGATTCTCTATGATCCATTCTTGGTTAATGGAGAGGATTTGAAGAATCCTGCACCTGGAAAACTTATTCGTCTCCGACGTCCAGCCTGGGGTAAGGGTGTTAAGGATGTAGCACAACAACTTAACATCAATGATGTAACTAGAGGAAATGTTGCAGACTCTTCATGGATTGTCCAATGGATGGATCGTATTAGTGGTACAGATTCCTCACTACAGGGAGCCCTTCGTCAAGGTGGTCCAGAGAGACTTACTGGACAGGAATTTCAGGGAACTAGAGCAGGAGGAGTTAATCGTCTAGATAGGATTGCTAAAGTAGTAGGAATGCAATCACTTCAAGACACTGGACTATTCTTCGGTGCTCATAATAAACAACTGATGGAGAGTGAATCTTATATTAAACTAGCTGGAGATTGGCAGGATGTACTTATTCAGGAATATGGGGCTAATATAGATAGAGGTCGAATCAAAGTTAGTCCAGATGAACTTGATATAAACTATAATATTCTTGTTAGAGATGGATCAATTCCTGGTGGAAACTACACTCAGAATTGGGTCCAACTATTTCAAATCCTAGGATCTAATCCTCAGTTAGCTCAAAACTTTGATGTTGTTAGAATATTTACTCACATAGCTAGAAATATGGGAGCGAAGGATGTTACTGACTTCATAAAGCATGGAGGTAATATTCAGCCCACTACCATGCCAAATGCCCAAGTTCAACAGCAGGTTCAAGCAGGTAATCTTATCCCCTTCCCAGGCGGGGCACCTAATCAGGTAGAAGCACAAGGAGGTGGACAATGAAGTTAGATGATATACTTAGTCCCAACAGAAACTTTGAAATAAAAAGTTCTAGGATCTCTCTTGAGGATTTCCTAGACAGTACTCTCTATCAAGACTTTCTAACTGAGATAGCCTCTAGGATAGAGCAGATGAGAGACTTCAATGAGGAGTGTGATTCTAAACAGTATTTAGAAACTCGTGGTGCTATTAAGGCTATGAGACTTGTGGCAGGGATCTTTGAAGATCTCCTTAATAATTTAATGTCTGATAAAGACACTAGTGAAAATGAGGCATAAAATGGCAGATGAGAATACAATCCCTACTGAGGATGCAGCGGCCACTGTCAGTGGAGATTCTATCGCAGAGTTTTTGAGTGATGAGCCTACTGCAGAAGATACTCCAACTCCAGTTGAGGAATCTACAGTTGAGACTCCTACTGAAGTTTCTACTGAGACTCCTGAAGAGTCTACACCTGAAACTGCTGAGGAACCAGTAGTAGAGACTACTCCAGAGGTAGAAACTCCTACTGAGCAATCAGAGTTAGAACTTCTAAAAGCTCAGAATGCTAAACTCATGGAGGTTATTGGGAAGTTACCTGGAGTACAGACTCCTCAATCTACTTCTACTTCAGATATAGATGATACTACTCCTACAATAGAGAAACTTCTAGAAGATACTAACTTCGATGAGATTATGGAGTCTAAGGAGAACTTTACTAAATTCTTCAAGGATGCTATGAATAGTGTGAAGAATGAAACTATTCGTACATTCCAGCAGGTTCTTCCTCAGTATGCTACTCCTATTATCAGTAATCAAATTACAATGAAGGAAGTTGCTGATAATTTCTACAGTCAGAATAAGGACTTAGCAGTAGTAAAACCTTATGTTGCATCTATTGCTAATGAAGTGAGTAAGGAAAATCCTGAGTTCACAGTAGCTCAGGTTTTGGAGGAGAGCGCTAAGAGAGCTAGAGAGAGTTTAGGAATTGTAGCTATTCCCAGTACTTCACAGGCCTCTTCATCCTCTCCTAGGGAAAAGAGTAAACCTACACTTCCAGGTGGGACTACTACAGGAAGTAGACCTACTGGTGGAGGTGAACGTGATGAGATAATGGAGCTTCTTGAAGACTAAGGTGCGTGAGAGTAAGAACCTATCCAGTCACATTATGAGAAACATTAACACTACAAGATAAGATATTTAACTAAAGTATAAGGAGAAACAGAAATGGCATTTTTAGGTATGCGTGGTGATGGTGATTGGGCAACTGATCAGAGGCCAAAGAATTGGCGTGAAGCTATTCTTTACAGATATCCCAATGGATCAGCTCCTCTTACTGCAATTCTGAGTAAGATGGGATCTGAGAAAGTAGATGATCCGGAGTTTAACTGGTGGACCAAAGGTCTTCCGACTCAGCGAGCTACTGTAACTGGAGTCTATACTAATGCAACATTGGCTACAGCCTATGTATCCAGTGGTGCAGATGGAGACACTCTGTATGTGAAGATGAGTGCAGCTGATATCTCTCAATTCCGTGCTGGGCATCAGGTCCTTTTGCGAGATGCCTCAGATTTAACAGTAGATGTGAATGTGAAGGTACTGGATCGAACTGATGCTGGTGCTAATTCCTTCCTCACAGTTATGCTTCTGGAAGCTGATGATAACTCCTCTACTGGAGATCTTAGTGATTGTGATACCGCTCTGATCATCGGTAACATTAACTCTGAGGGAGCTGAAATGCCGGATGCTATTGCCTATGATCCGACTAAGTGGTATAATTACACTCAAATTTGGCGCACTCCATTAGAGATGACTCGTACTGCAATGAGAACTCGTCTCAGAACTGGAGATCAGTATAAAGAGGCTAAGAGGGAATGTCTTGAACTTCACTCCATCGAGATGGAGAAGTCAGCACTATTTGGAGTCCCGAGTGAGAAAACAGGTACCAATAGTAAGCCTGAGCGTACAACTATGGGCCTCATTCCGGCTATCAAAGGTGGGTATAATGGAGCTACTGGTGGAACAGTAGATAACTTCGTAATTAATACAGACTTCACTGGAAAGACCTGGCTTCAGGGTGGTGAGGATTGGTTGGATTCAGAATTGGAGCAGATCTTTCGTTACGGCTCCAATGAGAAGCTGTGCTTTGCTGGGACTGGAGCACTTCTTGGAATTCAGAGACTGGTGAAGGCTACTGGAGTATTTGACTTTACTCCTGCTACAGAATCCTATGGTATTAAGGTTACTAAGTGGGTAACTGCATTTGGTACCATTAATGTTATCACTCATCCTCTATTCTCTTATGAGATTACCACTAGAAATTCTCTGGTTATCTTTGAGCCGAAGGATATAAAGTTCCGCTTCATTGATGATACGTTCTATAAGAGTGATCCGAGAATGCGTCAAGGTGGATGGACCAACAGGGATGGCATCAAGGAAGAGTACTTAACTGAAGGTGGATTTGAGTTCCATCATCCTGATGGTTGGGGCTATTTGTATGGAGTTGGGATTGACAACAGTCTGTAGTCTGCCGTAATTTGGAAGGAGTATAATACTAAACATAGCGGTGAGTGGAAGATCTTGCCGCTATGTTACAAAATTAAACAAAGCAAATACAATGGAACTCTCTGAACTTAGAAAGAAGGTAATAGACATAAGTGGTCACTATGAGTTAATAGATAATTCTACAGACTATGGTGACAACGGCCTTGACCAATACATCAATCAGGCTCAGAGAGCTCTTGAGCGTAAGATGAACTATGGCCCAGTTGTTGCTAAGTACTTCAAAGACATGGATGCAGGGACTTACTTAATCCAACTTACAGACTGTCGTGTTATTAAAGAAGTATGGATTTTAGACACTGAAGGTAAATCAAAGTTAGAACTTCTTACGGAGGTTAAAGCAGGTTCAATCTGGAATACTAAGTGTTACAAGTACATTACCACCCCATTTAATCAAATAACTGCTGCAAAGAGTGCTTATTACTACCCAGTTAATCTGAGAAGATATCCAGATGATAAGACTGGATCAGGTGATTCTGCAACTTTGCAATCATATATAGATACAATATCTCCTACAAATGTTACTATTAATGGGTTAGTAATTCTTCCTCCAACTGATACAACCTATGCACTTGAGGTTAAGGGAATATTCTACACTCCCCCTCTGGTGGAGGATGATGATACTAACTACTGGACTGAGAATCATCCAGATATTCTTCTAATGGCAACTCTTCGAGAGCTAGATAGATTCTACAGAGGAATTTCTTCTGCTAGTAAGTGGGATACATATATGGGAGATTCTTTAATGGATCTTGAAAAAGATTCAGTTGAGCAGGATAATAGTGACTCTACTGAGATGGAGGGATAAATGATAGATTCAGAAGAGCGAGAGAGTATAATTAATGAAGCTGTGGAGAGAATGTTTAAAGTACTCCCAGAGACTATTGGAAACTTAATGAAGTCTCAAGCTACTTATGCTAAACTTAATAGGGAATTCTACTCAGCTAATCCTGAATTCCTAGAATATAAAATGATAGCTGCACAAGTTATTGCTAAGGTTGAGGGACAAGATCCTCTTAAACCTTATGAAGACATTCTTAAACAAGCTAAACCTGAGATAGTTAGACAGATAAAGTTGGCTAAAGAACTTGGTGTAAAAGATCCTGCTAAAGATGTAGGACAACCTAAGTATCTAAGTCTTAGCGACAATGGAGCATTGTGATGCCACTGAAGATTCTACCTAATGGAATATTCTCTTTTTATGTAAACTCGGATTTGATGTCTAAGGGACTTCGTCCTAGTAAGAGACTACCTAGTAATAACTCCATGATGGTTGAGTGTAAGGGAGCAGTAGGTAGAGATGGCTCATTAAGTTCAATCCCTCAGATTACTCGTAATTCCTTGTTTGATGATGCGTTGGTTGTACAAGGAGATTTTCCATTTCCTCAGATTCTTATATCTGATAATCTTATAGTAGTGTGCAATAGAACTTCTCTTCTTGAGTATAAGAGTGGGTCTCTCTCATTAAAGTTTGATGCTTCGGACTATAGTGGAGGTAGATGGAGTTGGTCAGCATCTGGTGGGTATGCATATCTAAGTAATGGCGTTGTCTCAGTTGAGAGAGATCCACTTACTGAATTGTACTCAATATCTACTAAACTTCCTAAAGCTATGGCTATCTGCAATTACAATGGTCAGACCATCATAGGACATTTTGTAGAATAATATGGTTTGGAATTTTGATAAAGATGATGAATGGAAGAATACTCCTAAAGGATCTTTAAGTTGGAACTTTTCCAAAGGTTCTTGGTCTGGAGGTTCGTTCAATTTTACTAAAGATGATGAGTGGAAAAAGAATCCTGAAGGACCGGATGAGTGGAACTTTACCCCATCTCCTGATAAAAGATTTTATAATGAAGGTGACTTAATTGCAGGAGTTTATACTTTACCTACCTTCAACTTTACTGGAATTCCATGTACTCCTGAACATATTCCTTGTGGTTATTGGTGGAGATTTCCTATATACAGTAATTGTTATATTTTAACTACTAGACTATACCCACTTTATGTTGATGAGTATGTCCAAGCAACTATGGATTTAGTCTATGGAGAATTGAGAGATTTAGTAATTCAATACTCTTTCGGCCCAGAGAATATTGATATAACTAATCAGGATTTATACTCTGGTGAACTTAAACAAATTGTAAAAACTTATTCGTATGAGGAAGATGTAAATATAACTGATCATGATCTGGTTTCTGGAGAATTAAAGGATATTTATAAAACTTACTCTATACCAGTTGAAAATGTTGATATTACTGGCCAAGATTTAGTATCAGGTGAACTTAAAGACGTTTATATTACCTACACATATCCCTTTCCTGAAGATGTTAATATAACAACTCAGGATTTAATAGGAGGAATCCTTGAGACAGCTTAGAGCAAAAATGCATATTCATCATAAAGTTTGTGGATTCTTTAAGATTGAGGCATTTAAAAAGGATGGAAGTTCACGACTTCTTGCTGATTGGTTCCCTAATTTGATTACAGATATAGGAATGGATAAACTTGCAACTGACTTTCACTATATGAATTATTGTCAAGTTGGAAGTGGGAATACTGTTCCAAGTGTGTCAGATATAGGACTAGTTAGTAAAGTTGCAACTAATTCAAATATTCTAAGTACAACTCATACAGTTAGTGGAACTTCTCCATATTATAATAGGACAATTAGAATATTTCAATTCAATGCAGGTGTTGCGGAAGGTAATCTTTCTGAAGTTGGAATAGGATGGGGAGCTGACTCTAATTTATTTTCACGAGCACTTATTCTTGATATTGGTGGCAGTCCAACTACTATCACTGTTTTGAGTGATGAATATCTTCAAGTTACCTACGAATTTAGACATTATCCACTTGAGACTGATGCAACTGGAACAATGGTCTTTACTGGAGATATTGGTGGAACTTATGATTATATCCTAAGATGTGCTGATATTACTACTGATTATAACACTTATCAAGTTGGAGCTTCTTATTATCATCCAACTACAGAAGGTGGACATGCAGGATCTAGTACTTCTGTATATACTGGCTCTGTGGGAGCAATTACTGGATTACCTAGTGGAACTTCTTTACAGCACGGTGTGACTATGAGTAATAGTACTTACGTTGCTGGAAGTTTTACTCTTCAAGGAAGTTTAGTACTTGGTATTACTAAAGGAAATATATCAGGAGGAATTGGTGCATTAACTTTTGAATGGGGATTTAATAAATTTCAAATTGGCTTTAGTCCAAGTATTAATAAAACAAATCAATATAAGTTGACTTTAGTCTTTACTAAAACTTGGGCTAGGTATACTCCATGATTCCACAATATATTCTCTCAACTTGGCCTGCTCCTGATAAATTTTATGGTGCTAGGGACTCTAAGAGAATAAATGATAGACTTGATTTTGAAGATGGAGGAATTGGGATTAGTGATCCATCTGAAGGGTTATTATATCAAACTTGGTGGGCTTGGATTCAGACAGGAATTTTTTATCTAGATAAAGAACTTAATAAGTACATTGAATATGATCCTGATGGAATTGCTGGAGTTTATATAGCAGCACCTAATACTATTCCAACACTGATTCTTGAGGGAATGAATATTACTGAAATTAGTTTTACTTTTGATCAAAACTGTAGACCCTCATTGGCTTTTGTTCAAGAGGGTGAAGCTAAACTAATGTGGTATGACTCTAATGCAAACGCTATAGTTACTACCAATTTAGGAAATGATATTATTAATCCTAGAGTTTCACTTGATGATAAAAGAGAGAAATCATTACTTATTAATGATATAATTTTAGCTTACATTAGACAATCAAAACTTTGCTATCGTCAACAGAGAGATAGGTTTGAAGTTGAGTATGTATTGAAAACTGGAATTAGTGGAAGGTTGAATAAAATAGGAATGGGACGTGGATTGAGATTTCAATTTCAGATTTGTAAAGCCTAGGAGAGAGAAATGAGTACACAGTTAAGTAATAAGTTTAGATATCTGTTGGCACAGAAGATAGTTGACTTCGCTAATGATACATTTAAGATGGTTCTAATGGGTACTGGATTTACATTTAGTCCATCTACTCATGCAGGATATGCAGATGTATCAGGAAGTGAACTTGCTACTGGAAATGGATACACTGCTGGTGGAGTCACATTGACTGGAGTTACTATTACCCAAGATGATACAAATAATAAGTGTAAGATAACTTGGGATAATGCTACTTGGAGTGCGAGTGGTGGGGATATAGGTCCAGTTTGCGGAGCTATTATTTATGATGATACTCTTACTACTCCTGAGGCGGATCTTATAGTTGGATTTATTGACTTTGGTGGAAGTTTCTCAGAGCCAGATGGTGGTGTGGCAACTGTGTCTAATATTGAAGTTGATCTTTAATAGGAGATTGCAATGACTATTGCATTCAACTGTTTGAATTATGACTCCAGTGGTAATCCAGGGAGAGGTGTACTTAAGTTAAGTCCATCTCTGGGTGGGGCCTGGACTGGTATAGGAATCTTCTCAGATCCATTAGTATTGAGTCCAAGTCTTGGTGGTGGATTAGTAGTCGGACTTGTATTTAATGTGGACCCTCTTGTACTAAATCCATCTTTATATGGAGATGTAACCTTTGCACTTCCTACTCTTAACTGGGTAGCATGGTCAGATATTGGATCTATTAACTTTACAATTGATAGGAAGAATACTGCTGGTAATCGTCCTATGGATTGGATTGGAGTTGTACATGATATTCTGAAGTTAGGAAATAATCCATCGTATGTTATAGTATATGGATCTGGAGGAGTTAGTAGACTCACTCCATTCGAGAATACATTTGGACTTAGTAATATCAATATGGTTGGATTACTAGGTCCATGGTCAGTATGTGGGGATGATGATGTTCACTTCTTCATTGATGGAGATGGAAAGTTATGGAGTCTTGCTGATAGATTGGAGAAGTTAGATTACTCTGAATTTCTCAATAAGATGGATAGTCCTATTATGACTCTAGATAAGTTTAATGAACTTGTCTTCATATGTGATGGAACTTTAGGTTATGTGTATAGTGTTAGAGATCATAGTCTTGGGACTGGTCCTAATAACATAACCTGTGTAGGAAATGCAGTGGGGACTCAATACTTCGCAGCTAGCGGTGATGTGAGTACTCCAGTATTTGAATTTTGTAGTGACTCATTTGATCTAAGATCTAGGAGACATAAGAGTATTGCATCTCTGGAATTTGGAGCTGTTCCACAAGGTGATGCTTATGCAGCATTAGATATAAAAGTACATCCTAATAAAAGTTTTATAACTACTCCTTGGGTACCAGTTGGTCCTAATGGAGTTTGTAATGTTAGGGGATTTGGGCAGGAGTTTAGAGTAAGATACAAGTTATCTTCGTATGAAGATATAAGTATGGGATGGTATAAACTTCATGGAATGATGGATGAGTATAAACCTAATGATACGGAGTAGAAGGTGATAATTAAACTTTTGAATATTCAGATTCCTCAATACTGGGATGTTATTAAGTTTGCTCTTAACAAAGTAGATTTAGTAGATGGAGCAAATTGTGGAGGTAGATATGTGGAGGTATTTGCATCACTCTTGAATGATAAGTGTCAATGCTTCCTACGAGTTGAGGAAGATTCTAGTGATATAAAAGCTCTGATGATTACTGAAGTGTCAGAGAATCCCTATAATGGGCAACGTAGTTTGAAGATCATCTGCTTATATGCATTCAAGAATAATTCTAATGAAGAGTGGGAAAATGAATTCAAGTTCATTCTGGATTTTGCTAGGCATAATAGTTGTAGAGATATTATATATAATAGTGGAAATCCAAGGGTTCTTGCATTAGGTAAGAAGGTTGGATTCTTGGAGAAGTTTAGAACTATGAGGTATAACATTTAGGAGGAAGTTATGGGTGGCGGGGATTCAACTACTGATGGAACTACAACTATACGTTATGCTCCATATATCGAAGCACATCATGAAGCATTCTTGAATGATACTGCTAGTTATGTAGCATCAAGTATACACGATAATCCTTATAAAGGATTTGACGGATTTGAAGTTGATGAGGGATTCTTTGGAGCTGGATATGTCCTAGCCAGTTATCCTTCTCTCTATGACATTTTTGGAAAGTTTGTAGCTGGACTTGATGTGGAGGCATTATGGAATCAGATTGCCAATGAGTCCATTTATGGAGCAGTTATTAACTCTAAAGTTAATGCTGAATCTACTATTCTAAATGATGAGTTGGATGAGACACTATTGCCTAAATTCCAGATTGGGATGAGGGATATGAATGCAGTTATGACTTCATCATATGTAATGGGTAAGGCATTGATGTTAGATACTGTGACTAAACAGGTGAGTAAGATTAGTGCAGATCTTCAGATGAAGATGTTAGATATCACTGAAGATAGGTGGAAAAGTCATCTTGCGTGGAATCAGAATGTGGCTACTAACTTCACTAATATTGTAAAAGCATACTTTGCAGCTAAGAGTGCAATGGAGAATCTTAACTATAATCTTATGGCTAAAGACGCAGTATGGCCACTTACTGTACTAGATTTTGAGAAAGCTAACTTGGGTGCTCTACAAGGAGCTATGACTAGTAATAATCATACGACTACAAGTGGTGGAGATAATACTGCTCAATGGATTGGAGTTGGATTGAGTGCTATCGCACTAATCGCTATGATGTAATTAAAGGAGAAAGTTATGACAGTTGGAGCATATGATTTTTTAGACAATTCTAAGTATGGGCCATCTCAGCCAAACTTTGGTACAGTTCCAGGGGCTATGTCGACAGGAGATATGCCTGCTAGTGGGAATAATTTTGGTATGTTTGGTGGAGGGGGATTATCAGATCTATTTCACAATCCTAACTTTATTCAACTATTGGCAGGGATTGGATCTGCATTAGGTAGTTCTAAAACAAGGGGACCTGGAACAGCTGCATCAGCTATAGGTAATTCAGTTGCTAATATGACTAGGAACATTCAGAATCAGAATGCTTATAGTGGAGCAATTAATAATCTTAATCCTACTCCTAAAGGCCAGGCAGGACCTGATTCTA